ACTACATCATTTGGTTGTGTGCCATGATTGCGAACTTTTGGGTTTGCTTCGAGAGCGTCAAAGATATTTTGAAAGTCTTTATCCCTCTCTTGCCAGCCGTATAACTCGAAAGATGAGAATACATCTAACTCAATGTTGTCATACTTTTCACATAGTTTATCAAATACTGGAGTCAGAATATTCAAACCGCGATGTGGCGTGGTGTGATAGATGATTCGAATCGTGCCGTCTTCTTCTTTTTCGAAGTTCTCAAACGGATCAATAAAGTTTCTCAGCACTATACACTTTGAGAATGGGATTTGATAGCGACCGATATAGTTCTGCATTTGCCAGTTAGATACAAAAACAAACTTATGAAACTTATCTTTGCCATGAGCTGTACTCAAAAACTCTGACTCAGGATCTCCGGGCAAATCATGCGCCCAAAAGATTCTAATCTTGTCTTCGTCTAACTCCCTGACTCGCGAGGAAACGATTTGAAAATCTGCCAATAGCTTTTTATCAACACGCTCAGCTACCTTCATGGTGAGCTGTTCTGTGCCTCCCATCGATTTCTCGTTGGTTTCATTGCGCTTAAACTCACCACCCAATATCTCAGCCATTTTCTCTATCCTTCACAATATTATCATCGCGTACTGATTGAATCACACCATAATTACCTTTGTGCGACTTCTCTTTGAACCTAAACAAACACAGTGTGTGATTGTTGTCAGCTTTGCCAATAGGAAATACAATTTCCTTCGTTTTCTTGATTCTGTGTACTTCTAACATTATAGACCACTCTCAATATAATACATTAAATTACCCACTTCTCTGCCGTCGACTGTGACATAAGGAAAAGCAGTTGCTTTCGGAAATATTTTTGTGAACACATCCATTGGGATATCATCATCTACATGCAGTATTGTGCATTGTAAGTCGCGCTGATCGATGTAATCTTTTAGATCTTGACACGGCATGCAACCATGTAATGCAAACACAACAATATGCTCAGACCGTTCTGAAGTACTCACGTAACATCTCCAGCTTATCATGATATTCAGCCATCTTTGACAACTCTTCTTCTACAGTTGTCATTATATCGGCATGTTCTGCTACTCCAACATTTTTGGTCAGTAGCACTTCGATATTGATACGATGCACATTAATTTTTGAACCAAAATAACTTTTTAATGAATCGATCATTTCTTTTCTAAGATCTAACTCATCTTTTACTTTTTTCTCAACCATTTTCCGTTCACCTTTCCGCCAATAAATTCATTGTAATATTCTTCGGTAAGTAATGCTTCACATCTGATCTGATAGTCCATTTCCCAATATGCACATTCTGTTTTTGTTTCACAAAGATGTACAACGTATCTTTCGAACTCTGCACCATTGGCGAGTTCTTCTTTGAGTTGTTGATTTGATCCGTAGTAATTTTTCCAGTCTGACTCGACTAATGATCTTCTCTTTCTCTTCTTGCCCTTGAGAGGAGGTAGCGTCTTCTTACTCCAGAAAAACTTCTTACCGATATACTTGCGTTTAGTTTCTTTATTAATTAACAAATATACCATACCATAGAAGTTTTGTACATGCTCGGACTCAAGCGCCCAACCTTCTAGTAAGTGTATCCACGGGTTATCATAACTTGCAGTAGTTAACGACGACATTCCCTTCGTAGAAGATTCTTTTTGATTTGGCAAAACTATCTGACCACCTTTGTTCGGCGCATAATCTGTCTTCGACGATTACTCTACCTATACCAACTTGTACTACGCCTTTTGCACATTCATGGCAGATAGGTAATCCGTAAACATAGAGGTGTGCACCTTTCAGTGAAACTCCATTCTCTACAGCATTATATATGCAATTCATTTCAGCGTGTACCACGAGCTCGTACTTTGTCTCGCGATCATTAAGTCTCTCTTCAGTATCTTGTATTCCTTTTGGGAATCCATTATATCCCGTTGCAAGAATATTACGATTAGGACCAACAGCAACAGCACCAATCTTTTTCGACGGATCTTTTGACCACGTAGAAATATGCTGCGCTAATCCCATAAACTTTCGGTCCCATGCAGAACTGATAGCGTCTCTCACCACTCTAACTCCATGTCATCATCATATTCGAACTGTTGATCTTCTAATGCTGCGCTACAAATCGGACAATACTCAATTGGCATTTCTTCATCGTCAAAATTTGATTGACGTATGATCACGTCGCACTTAACTTCGCACGATTTGCAATTAATCGTCTTCTTGTACATCTTCTTCTACTTCTTCTGGCCCTGGTTTTTGCATAACCGTTGCAATATATGTTTTTTCTAACCAAGCTTTAGACGGAAAATTCTCATAAAATAAATTTCCTGTCATGATCTCGAATTGCTTCCCAGCAAAACCATCAACTGAATAATCATAATCAAAATAAAATTTAGCGCTTTCTGTGCCTAAAATTTTCTTGTGACTATAATAACTATATCTTTGTGCGATAAAATTGAAAAATTCTGGTTGGTAAGAATAAAAACCTTCTTCTACTAATGTACACCATGGTACACAATTTAATATTAATCCATTATCTCTAGTCATATCATTGATTTTATCAAATATACTTATTTGGTCAATGGATTTGATAGATAATTTGCAATTAAACACAACGTCATATTGATCTTCACACTCAAAAATTTCTTCTATATTAGAAAAAATATCTACGTCGATACTACAGAGATCAAACAATTTAATTACATTGAGAGGAGGTTGTTTAATACCCATTTTTTCAAAATATTTTGATATTACTTCAAAATTCTCTATAGGGGTTACTTCACCTAAATAAGCTATTTTTATTTCTTTTAATGGTAATGTTTCCATTAAATCCATAAAAGCTCGGATACAAAAATTATTCAAAACGAAAAGTCCTTAAATGTGTCATCATCGACATCTTTCTTAATGCCGCCTACAATATACGAGGTAATTTCTGTTTCTTGCGGCGCAACTTGTACTTCAGCACCACTAATCCACTTCTGTGTCCATGGTAGTGGATCAGATCCGCCTCGCTCATTAGACAGGCCAATAGCATACATACGCTTATTACCCAACCACTCCACATACTCACCCAAGAGCTCGGCGTTTAGACCAATCATCGAGCCTTCTTTAAATAGATATTCGGCCCATGCTTTTTCTTGATCGAGTACCTCACGGAAGATTTGTTTCACCTCGTCTGCTTTATCTATAGCAATTTTGGCGTAGTCTTTGTCTTCTTTCGGCAATAGCTTAATCAATTGTTGTGTCGACGCCATGTGCACGTTTTCATCTCTTGCGATAAACTTAATAATCTTTGCATTGCCTTCCATCTTTTTGAGTTCAGCGAACGCCCAACTACACGCGAATGATACATAGAAACGAATTCCTTCGAGCGCATTCACAGCATTCAATGCTAACCATAAATTTTCTTTTGTTGGATTGTTTGCAAGATTATCGTAGTACATGCTAATCGACTGCGCGCAGTCTACAATCTCCTTGATATCTAGCATCTCATCAAATACTTTGCTTGGATCAGAATACACGTTACGAATAATGTGTGTATATGATCTTGAATGGATGGTCTCGCTGAAGGCCCATGTTACGAGCCAGTTCTCAAGTTCAGGTAACGAACACAAAGGCATGAACGTCTCAACGGGACCGCGCCCTTGTACTGAGTCGAGCAAAATCTGTCTTTTGAGATTACTCGTAAAAATGTGTTGCTCGTGTGTAGTCAAATTCTTAAAGTCTTTACTATCGCGAGTAACGTCAACTTCTTCGGGACGCCAAAAGAAACCGAGTTGCTTATCAGTCAATGTCTCGAAAATACGATAGCGTTGCTTATCATAGCGCGCAATGTTTACACGAGGGCCAAAGAATGCTGGCTGTGTTGTAAAATCAATTTTTTGTGTATGAAATACGGACATTATTCTGCTTCTTCCTTTGTTTTATAACTCCACTCATCTGTATGACCCACACTCCACTTTGGTTCAGTTTCTACATGATAGTTTTGTGTACAGACCTTGAAGTCAGGCGTCTGTGGCTCGTCGATAGTTAAACTCGAGTCTCGCCAAATAATTCTGTTGTTCGGCTGAGCTGCAAATTGACCATTGTCTAGTCGAATGATGTTGAACGACTTGTGTTCTGGATCATGTTCACTAAAGTTTTCGTTGAGCACGTTCTTGTCTGCATGACAATTGTCTATTGTAAACAAATAATCACCTTCATGAAACTGTTTATCTTTACCGAAAAACTTACAACTTGACAGAAGTGGTTTCTGGATAACGGTTATATGATAGTCGAAGCAGTCCCATAATTGTAACGTATCGAGTGGTAGATCGTAATCGAGATCTGTCTTCCATACAAATGCAGAGATAGGCAACTTATCAAACAATGCACCGTAATCTGTCAATAGTGTTTCAAAGTAGAGTGCTTTGCCTGTCACCGATTTAATTGATGTCCAAATACCAGGCGTAAACTCGCCATGGCCGTATTCGAGATCATAGAGATACTCTTTACGAACAAGTACTGGTATAGGAGGCAAGTTATGTACAAGAAACGCCATTATTAATTTTCTTCTTTACAAAGTAATTCAGAACCACGATTAGTCCATATAAAAGGAAACAATCCATGTACTAGTAAAATAAATGCTACAGTCCAAGCAAATCGTAAATGTTCGAAATACGTGACGTTATTCTCTTTTAAGTGTTTCATATTTTGCAAGCGTCACAATCTTCAGGATTTCTCCAATCACAAGCTGCACCTTCTTCGACTTCTTCAACTGGAGGATCACGCTCGTCTGTGATTTCACCAGCTCCGTCATAAGTGTTGTTGTAGTAGAGTTGCTTACCACCGTACTTATAGAACATGAGCATGTGTTGCATCATCAATGACAGAGGAATCTTCTCCTCGTCGTAGTGCAGAGGATTGTAACTCGTATTCACTGAGATGCCTTGATCGATAAACTTCTGTAATACTGCCATAATCTTGAGATAACCTTCAGGTGACTTTTGATCCCAAAGTAAATCATACTTATTCTTTAGTCTTTGAATATGAGGAACAACTTGCTTTAACACTCCGTCTTTTGACTGCTTCACAGAGATGAGCGAGCGAGGAGGTTCAATACCATTCGTGCTATTACTAATCTGCGCAGACGTCTCAGCAGGCATTAGTGCCATCAGTGTTGAGTTGCGAATACCAACTTCTTTGAGTAGATTACGCAATTCATCCCATGGCATCTTATAATTAGGTTCTGCCAATTCATCGACAGTCGTCTTATAAGTGTCAATAGGCAATACTCCGTCATGATACTTCGTTTCGTCTGACTTTAAACATGCACCTTTCTCAGCAGCAAGTACAGCAGATGCTTGGATCAAATAGAATGACCATGCTTCAGCATACTCGTGTACTAAATCGAGGTTTGGATATTGATAGTTGGTATCATTCTTCGCTAACCAATGTGCAAAGTTGATAATACCAATACCAAGTGGACGACGATTCATAGAGCCCACAAACGCAGCCTTGACTGGATAATCTTGATAGTCGAGCAATGCGTCGAGGGCGCGGACTGCCAGTTCACACGGCATTGCAAAATCAGACGGTTTCTTGATATTGCCCCAGTTGATAGCTGCGAGTGTACATAGACTAATCTCTCCATTCTCGTCGTGTAGATCATTCAGTGGTGTAGTAGGCAGATTGATTTCACAACAGAGGTTCGACTGACGAATAGGCGCTAGCTCTTTCTTAAATGCACCATGATCATTCGCGTTGTCGACATTCATCAAGTAGATACGACCAGTGTCCTTGCGTTCTTGCATGAATGCAGCAAAGAGATCACGTGCTGGAACTGTACGCTTCATGATAGAAGTCTTACGCTCATACTTTTCATACAACTCACGGAACTTATCAGTGTCAGTAAAGAATGCTTCGTACATATCTTTGCATTCGTGCGGCGAGAACAGTGTAATGTCTTCGCCTCTGACTAGACGCTCATACATCACTTGATTAAACTGCACACCATAGTCCATGTTACGAACACGATTTTCTTCAGTACCTTTATTGTTCTTGAGTACCAGCAGATCTTCTACTTCGAAGTGCCAGATGGGGTAATATATAGTTGCCGCCCCACCACGGACGCCGCCTTGAGAACAAGATTTAACAGCACTTTGGAAATACTTAAGAAAAGGTATAATGCCAGTATGAGAAGTATCACCATTGCGGACAGCGGAACCGAGAGCACGAATACGGCCAGCTCCAACACCGATACCGGCTTTTTGTGAAACATATTTAACGATCGAGGATGCTGTTGCATTGATAGAGTCCAGTGAGTCATCAGTCTCGATAAGTACGCAAGACGAGAACTGTCGTTGAGGCGTTCGTACTCCCGCCATAATTGGTGTAGGCAGACTAATATCAAAATTACTGAGTGCGTTATACAGCTTCACAACCCAGTCCATTCTGTTCTTTTCGTAATCTGCAAACAGTGTCATAGCGATACACATCATCGCCATCTGAGGTGTTTCAAAGATTTCACCAGTCACTCGATCTTTGACAAGATACTTGCCACGCATTTGTTCCATCGCAGCATAAGTCAACGCGAAATCTCGAGTGTGGTCAATCTTCGTATCAAGAAATAGAATATCTTCTCGACTGTATTTGTTCATGAGCACGCCGTCGTATCGACCAAACGATATCTGTTCGATGATATGTTCTACTAGTGTCGGCGGCTCGAACTTCCCATAGACTTCTTTGCGTAGCCCATAATTGATTAGACGACCTGCTACATATTGATAGTTCGGTGTTTCTTCAGTAATCAGGTCGGCGGCTGCTTTGATCAACATCTCCTGCACATCGACGGTCTTGATGTTGTTATAAAACTGAATGTGTGTTTTGATTTCAAGCTCTGAAGCAGATACGCCGTTTAGCCCATCACATGCGTACGCAGCGACTCGATGGAATTTTTCGAGGTCGAGTACTTCTTTGTCGCCATTTCTTTTTGTTACATTAATATCCACTTAGATTACTCCGCGCTCATGCAGTTTTAGACGATTGGCAAGATGTGCCTCCTTGATGTCTTCCTTACTTAGACCAAAGTAGGGAACTGCATGACCTTCGCGGATCATAATGTCTCCTAAAAACATAGTACTATCAGTCTCACCATCATATACTTCGAACTTTCCTAGTATTCGGCCAAATTTACCTTTAGCATCGTCACCCGCTTTTTCAGTTACAAGTGTTTGCGTAGATCCGATCGGTAATACTTTTTCAACAAACTTCTTAGCAAGCAAACCAAATTGTTTTTCTACTTTATCTCGAGTACGTGATTCAGGCGTATCAACACCATGCAATCTAACGCGTTCGTTTCTGACCCAGATGCCAAAGCCGAGGTCGATATCAACATCGACAGTGTCTCCGTCGACAATCTTTACTATTTTACATTTGTATCTAAACATTATTCTGCCTTATTATTTGCTTCGATGACAATATCTTCATAACCCATAATAATGCCATATTCACTTTTTAAAACATGCAGTATTTTATCGATGCCGTTGCTAGCGCCTTCTAGAAAACCTGCATGATAAGCTTCGGCTTTTCCTATTAAATTCCCAACTTGATAAGAAATAAACATGAGTGCTATCGTTACAAAAACTATTGTTTCATTCGACATCTTTGAATGCGCCCCAACGTTGAACGTAATTTTCTGCTAAATCTTCGGCATATTGCACGTTATGGTTTTCTAGCAACTCGGTTCGCACGTGGATCCAGCGACTAGATCCCCATTCGTTTGATTCACGTTCATACATGTTGACGCCATAGTGATACGTATCTTTAAACACCTCGGCCTTCCGATCTTCTTTCTCACTGAAAAAT